ATCATCGCCATCGCTTCACCAGATAGCTGGTGTCACGACGTGTGTACTGACGGACGGAGAAAGGCGTTTCTTCTTGCGAAGAAACATCCCAATCGCCGCTTCTGCGAGGCTCATTGTTAGTGATAACCCCAAGCTCAAGGGGAGTTTGGTCTGTGCGTTCTGCGAAAAATCGCAGGAGCATGTTCCAACCTCCTGTTTCTTGAGTTACCTTGGGCGTCCTGACGGACCAAACGTACCTCTCCCGCTTTTGCAAGTGGGGGTTCGTACGCATCCGTTTAGGACGATTTGCCTCCGGGGTAGTTATGAGTACCGGAACATCCCGATTAGGGAACTGTTCTCGGTCGGGTATTTCTTGATAAATTTCAAGAAGTAACCGTACGATAGTATCGTAAGTCTCATGGTATCCCTGCTCATACATATGATTCGCTGTTGCGATATAAGATGTATAAACATCCGGGCGAATGTGATGACTCCAGACTGTGCGAATACGCACAGGTGTGACGTTTACGCCTCTAAAGGCGTCTCTGCCACATGATTCTCTAAAGAATCCACTGGTACAACTCTTAGCACGGTTTATTACTAAACCAAATGCTTCGAGAATGTCTATAGCGTGCGCGGCTTGCGCCGTTTGGACTATAATATCATCACCGTATACTAAGAGGTCCTCTCGCGATGTGAAGATGGGTTTGCACCCGTCTTTCCACCGCTTCCCATGCTGCGCGAAATATGGCGTTTTTCGCCATGATCGATCGCATGGAGAGACCCCTGCGTCAGGTAGACCGACGGCCAGGAGAGCCCAACAAACAGTGGCCAAAACGGGAAAGCATAAAGCTGACCCCATTGGCGCATATTTGTTGAGTTTTAATTCTCGGCCGTCCGGAAGTACCGTAGACAGAGACCTACAGGCCATGAGCGCACTAGAAAGTGGCTCAGGGAACAGTAGGCGAACTAGCTCCGTACAGACACGATCACTGGCCTCATTAAGGTCAAGGGTCGCGTAGGACCCAGTAATGCTACCATAACTGGCAGCATTCTGGTTCCAATTCTGTTCGGAGAAATGGAGGGACCACCTTGTTAAAGGGTGGGACTCCAAATGCTGGACTATTGCCCTACCTAATCCTTGTTGAATCCATTGAAATTCAAGGGGTTCACAAGAGATTAGTCTAGGACCGCGAGAGTCTTTCGGCACGAGTATTACTCGCGCTGAGCGCTCTCTGAGCTCAATAGGCAGTTGTAACGTAACAGTCTCATTTCGGTGAACTGACCGTCCACCATTATGGGCCTGTTCTCGTGTGTCTCTATCCACTCCACTTGGAGTCGGG